TCAGGAACTCGGTGAACGCCGGTCCGAGCCGGGAAATTTGATCTTCGGTCATAGACCTCCATGTCTGTTGGAGGTACTACCGCTGGCGTATCAAAGCGTTGAGCAGAGGTAGCGCTGTAGTGTTAGCTAAATCGCTATTGATTAGGTCAACAGCGCTTCGGTGCTCAAGATGCTGTCCGTTACGACAATCGGTACACCAAAGGCGTCCTGCGGGAATGGTGCAGGTTGACCAGTTGGGTTCGTTGCCGTGCGGCTCTTCTGAAGCTGTTGCAGCGAGCGACGGTTCATTGCGATCATCGTCGGACCTTGGCCAGCTTTGAAAAGAGCCAGAGCCGAAGAGATGAGTGAATCGGTCAAGCCGTGGCCGCTATCTGCGGTAAGGTTGCCGATGCGAACCGCAGAGTAAACGCCACCGATCTGCAAGCCAATGTAAGCCTGGATCGGAGTCATGTACGCTGGGAAGAACTTGGTCGCGTCGGTGTCATCTGGCTTGAGCGTTGTAACCGTATCGCCGATCTGGATGTTGCCAGAGTTGCCGATAACAGCCGTCACACCCTTTTCATCAGGCGTGCTGCGGATGAGCCAGACAGATGAGCCAGTTGCTGCGGTCGTGCCGCCAGCGTTGACTACAAGCGAGCCAGCCGCCGCACTGTAGTGGCTGTCATCGCCGAGGCCGCTAAAGCCTGCTGATGCACCAGCACCCGTGCCGTACCAGAACTGTTGTTCGCTGACGAAGAATGCCTGTTGAAGAGCATTGATCGCTTCACGATCCATGAACTTCTCTGGGCCATAGCGGTAAGAATCTGCCAGAGCCGTATCAACTACGACCGTGGCGTCAACGTTCTTCAGCGTGATTGCTACTTCGGTGTAGCCAGAAGCCGAAACGAACTTACCAGTGTTCAAAGCACGAAAACCTACAGTCGGTGCAGTCGTCTGCTTGATGTAGTTATGGTTGGTGCCGTTGGACGCGGTCGTCGCCATCAGCTTGGCGAGGACAGGTGCCTCGTTAAGCAGATCGGTGATGCCGTTGTCGCGTGCGTTTAGGTCGTTGAGCTTGACCAGATCGGCAAGCGAAAAATAAGTATTGGACATGAATCCCCCCCAGGATTGTTTTTACAGACGGATTACTTCTTGAACTTGATAAGCGACATGCGTGGCTTATCTTTTTCGGCGCGGCCTTCGACCGAGCCGATTGCTACAGCCTTTGCACCTTCGGTGCTTGCAAGGCTGATCTTTGCCCGAGCTTCTTTAAGCTCTTTTTGAAGCAACTGTGCAAACGCAACAGCCGCCGATCCTCGCTCTGCTCCAGCCGCAAACTGTTCGAGAACAAACTGCGGATGTTCTGGTGCGATTTCTCGGAGCGATGCCAGGCGGGCACGCTCATCTTTCACGCCTTCGTCAAACCCTTGGTCGTGAGCCTTCTTGATTTGTTCATCAACGGCCACGCTGTCAGCGACTACGGCTTCAAACTTGGATTTCTCCACTTCGATCATTTCAGGCTTGTCGGATTCAGCTTGTGGCTTTTCAGCTTCAACTTTCTGATCCTCAGCCTTATCGGTTGTTTCGTTTGCTGGTGTTTCGACCGTCTGTTCGACGGTCTTGTCCTCAACCACTTCTTCAGCGACTTGAGATACTTTGTCAGCTTTGCCAGCCGCCCTTGAGACGCTGAAAGCACTATTTCGTTTAGCCATCATTTCCCCCGATAGTTGTGCAAAGCAGTCGTCCAGCGATGCGATGCCATCAACAAGCCCTAAATCTTTTGCCTTGCTGGCGATCCACATTTGGCCTGTAGCCAGTTGCGCCGCTTGGCTGTTTGTCATCTTGCGACCGCTCGCAACCGCGTTCACGAATAGCGAGTAAATCTCGTCAACTTCGCGCTGCTCTTCAGCGATTTGATCGTCGGTGACGGGTACACCATCAACGCCAGTGCCTTTGAAGGCTCCAGCTTTGATTAGATGCACCTTGACGCCAGCGTCCTCATACAACTGGCTGGTGTCTTCGATAACGCAATAGACTCCGATTGATCCAACCGATGCCGTCGCGTTGCAAAATACTTTGTCAGCCTGTGAGGCGACCCAGTAGGCTGCTGATGCACACTGATCGCTGATGTAAACCCAAACTGGCTTATCAGCGTTAGCGATGGTGTCGGCCAAGTCCCCCGTGCCTGCGACCATTCCCCCTGGGCTGTCTACAATAAGCAAAGTAGCGGTGACATTCGGGTTGTCCAAAGCGTCCTGAAGATTTTGTTTCGCATCAAGTGTGGACGAACCGCCGAACATGGTGGTCCAGATGTCGTTGTACTTCACCATCGGGCCGCAGAGGCTCATCACCGCTACGCCGTTGACAATCTGATACTCGTCGCTGGCATCTGTGGCTGAATCATCATCAAACGCTTCAGCTTGTTCGGCACGGTCTACCAATGCTTTTAGCGCAGGTTCGTGCATCGCCCAGGCGTGCGTGGTCAACAATGGGTTAATCATTTTGGTTTTCCCCCTCTTGGCTGTCCTCAATCGGCAATTCATCCTCTTCTGTCTCATCTGGCTCGCCGTCGTCAACTTCGCTATTGCTGTTGTCAGGCACGGATGGATCGGGTTCGGCGTTAGGCGAGGTGTATTGCATCACCGTCTGCGAATGCAGAAGTGGGATGCCAGCCGCCGCCAGCTTCTTGATCTCGGCACCGCGCCGCGTGATGTATTCGTCAATGTTGTGGCCTTGCGCCTGAAGAACATCGGTGAGCGTGTCGGTGCCGATGTCGATCCCCATCTGAATAGCGGTCAACTCTTTTTGAGGATCGAGATACGGCCACGGCTGTGAAATCCATCGGTGCGCCCACGGCTCTGGGTGAGGATCAAGCAAGCCAGCCTTAATGAACTTGCTGATTCGCCACTGATAGACTCGCTTCAAATAGCGGTCGATGAACATCTGCTGCCAAGCCTGAAACTTGCGATACGCCTGCTGAAGCGATGCCCGCGAGCTTGAATAGTTGGTCTTCGAGAAGTCGAGCAGCACCAACTCAAGTGGCATCCCGAACGGCAAGCCAGCCAGCCGCACCATCGCGGTCAAGTTGGCGGGAAAGTTGTGGCCTGGGTTGGCGGGGTTGATCGTCTCAACCTTCTCGCCAGGATTCAGATACTGCACCGAGCCTGGCTCAAGATTGATCTGCGTTTGCGATTGGCCAGCAGAGTTAGTGGCCGCATTCGCCGTCGTGAATAGGGAGGCACCGCCATCATTCTTGGTGATGGCAACGCCGAAACAGGCCGCTACCATCGCAGCCATCAGCGTGGGCTGTTTCCACTTATTGATCTGGTCGAGCAGATCAAAGATGGTCGCGTACACCGTTTCACCGCGTAGCTGGCCAAACCGCGTGCGGTTGGCAACGAAGATAAAGTTCTGCTCTGCGATACGGACGGCTGGCGGTTGATCGTCGCCTTGGCCGCTTGGCAACGGAGTCACCCAGTAGGCTTTGGCATTGTTGAAGGCGTCTGTTTCAACGCCGAAGAGAATCTGTGCGTCGTCTGGCTGGTCCTTTTCGTCTGGGTTAGCGATGAGGTCGGCTTCGACACCTTGGAGGTATCCGTCGTCGTCAAGAATGACACCGCAATCACCGTCACGCAGACAGGATCGAAATACTGTTTTCTGGTGCTCAACCCATGTAAGGCCGCTAATGTCAGCCGTGGTGAACCAATGCTCCATCAGCGATTGAGCTTTGGCGTTCCAAGCGGCGTTCTGTTGTGGCGACCACGCTGGGTTATTCGCGGTAACTTGAAGCTGAAAGCCCTTGGGACCGACTACGTTCTCAACCGTGCGATTGAGCAAGCCAGCCGCAATCTCGTTATTGCGTTCGAGCGTTCGGGCACGGTCACGCATTGCCCGCAGGGCGGCCAGCGATGCGAATCTGAACTGTGGGTCTTTTTGTGAAATGAACCAAGGCGCGGAGACGCGGGTTGCGGTCGCACCTTGATACGGGCCGTAATAGTTGCCAGTGCCGTAGTTGCCACCAGCATCGGCCAGGAACTTTGATCGCTGCTTATTTAGCTGGCGATTCACCTGCCACGATGGCGACAATGCACCAATGAATTTATCGAGTAGTCCCACTATCCCCCCGAACCCTTAAATGCTTTAGACTGGATTGCCGAAGCGGACGAGAACGATGCCCGTGCCCGTTGCGTCGTTTGCGGCCATTGCGATCCGCCGCTCAAGCTGTTGGATCATTGCCCACACATCTTTGAGGTTCGCGCGAGTCAATGATCGACCGTTAATGCTGTAGCTCTGGCCGTTCGCAATCGCCCCCATTGCGTTGCGATAAAGATCAAGCAACTGTGAATCTGTCAGTGATGCCATCGCGTCCCCCTTATCCCCTAAAGAGTTAAGTAGCCGCGTGAGCCGAGTTGTCCAAAGTCAATAGCGACTTATCGCGTTGACTGGAGCCACTGGCTTGTGTTGCCGAGCCACGATTGTTTGCGTGGTGCTGGCCTGGCGACTTGCCGTCGTTGCTCGCGGTTGGCTGCTCGCTGCCGCTCTAAAGTCCCTTCATCAGGCAATAGATCGGTGCGAATGAAATCAGCAGCCGCAAGCTGATAAACTTCACAGTCCAAGAAGTGGTTCTGTGCCCCCGATGAAATCTTCTGCCAGATTGAGCGGCCTTCGCGGTCAACAATCTTGTGTTCCCCAGCCATGTGACGAAGGTATTCATCCGTCACACCGTTATTGATGATCCACTTGCCGCTTGATCGCAGCGTTGCCAACTTGCTTTTGAAGTATTGCGTGTCGATGGTGCAGACGCTGATGCCAAGCGATTTGGCTGGCGTTGACCATGCAAGCATCTGGCGGGGTTTGAAGTCTCGGGCGCCGAGGATGGCCTTGATGCGTGCATCCGTCTGGGCATAGCTGTAAACCTCGTCCGTCCGATAGCCAGCGTCGATAAAGAGCAGGCACGGTTGGAGGGAATCGCCGTGGCCGCCGTCAATCATGTACTGGCTATCGAGGCACAGCTTCGTCAAATCTTCGAACGTAGGCACATCACCAAAGTGAATAAGCTGGCTGCGGTCATCACGACCGTGCGCCCGCAGCACAAAGTTGATGCGATGCTCGTGAACGTCGGCGGTTGCAATCAGCCGATCTGCCCACGTCGGGATGGTGCCTGCGGGTGGAGCGTCGGTAACTTGCAGCCGCAGATCATCGACCTTGAAGCTCGTCTCAACATCTTCAAAGACTTCACCGAGCCATTGGTTCTTGAACTCCATCATCGCGCCGTGGTTGCCGATGGATCGCACAAACTGTGCGGCCATCTGGCTGAAGCTCACCCAAGGCGAATAGATGGCAGAGATTTGAAATCCAACCCGCTTGGCTTTTGGCCGCTCACCATGAACCCCGCCGTCTTTGCTGACGGTCTGGCCTTCTGACAGCCACACGCCTCGGTTCAGCATGGCTGGCTTGTGCTTATCGCGGATAGTGCCTTTGCAATGGCAGCACTCATAATGGGCAGCGTTGTTAGTGGCGATGAAATCGGCCTGCTTGGCTCGGTCCTCAATCGCGGTAACGTCTGGGCTATTGAAGATGATCTGGCTGAAGGCCAGCGTCTGATACGACGAGCAATGCGGGCACGGCACCCAGAATAAGCGACGGTCACCGCAGCCTTCGTAGGCTTGCCAGATTGCACCGTCGCGGGTTGTTGGCGTCGAGCCAATGACAATACGGGCACGGTGCAGGTAGGTGCTGGATCGTTTGCGGGCAAGGGGAATCGGGGCTGCATCGCGGCCAGAAAAGGATGGATACTTGTCCACCTCGTCCAAAAACACATAGCGGCAGGCACGGCGAGCAAGCGATTGAGGCGAGCCAGCCCAGCCGAGATAGAGCGGCATCGAATCGAACAGCAATGTGTTCTGGGTGACGGCTCTTGGACTATCGCCGATGCGATCTTGAAGGATCGGTGTCGTTTCGATGAGCGGCACCAACTGTTCTTTGACAATCTTGGCGCACTCATCCTCGGACGGCATCACCAACAGCGAAGGTGCTGGCTCCTGGCATACGCACCAGCCGATGAGATTTTGCAGAGCGGTGGTAAAGCCCAGTTGAGCGGCTTTGAGAATCACCAACTCTTCAAGCCAAGGCTCCAGAATGGCGTCGATGATGCCAGCGATGTAGGGCGTTCGGCTATTGCGATAGCGGCCTGGCTCTGCGGCTACGCTTGAAGGAAGGTAGCGATTTTCTTCTGCCCACTGTGACGGTGAGAGTTTTTCTGGTGGTGCTAAAGCCCTTGCTTCGCGTTCAGTAAATAATGTCGCCATTTTCCCCCGAAAACTTTCTTTTGGACTTGAAGCCGATAACCCGCAGGTTATAATCCGTCGCATGGCATGGCTGATTGAATCAACAAGCGAATACGATCAATGGTTTGGCAGCCTGACTGATGCCGAAAAAACAGAGGTATTACGCAAGGTGATTCTGCTCGAAGCCAATGGACCCGCGTTGTCCCGCCCACATGCTGATACGTTGACTGGTTCGGCGTATGCCAACATGAAAGAGTTGCGAGCGTCTACCGCGACCGCGCAACTCCGAGTTGCTTTTGCCTTTGATCCAAACCGCACGGCGATCCTTCTCTGCGGCGGTCAGAAGCAAGGCGTCAATCAAAAGCGGTTTTATAAACAACTGATCGCATTGGCAGATCGTTTGTTTGCCAGGCATCTAAACAAAAAGAAAGGTTGAACATGGCAAAGTCTTTTCAAGAAATGCTCGCAAGCGTTTCGCCCCAAATCCGCAAGGAGGCTATTCGCAAGGCCAAGCGGGATCAAAAGCGGATTGATGCCGCCAATGCCGTCAAAGCCATCCGCAGCCATGCTGGCATCAGCCAGAACCAACTGGCTTCGCTGCTCAACATCAAACAGCCCGCCGTCGCCAAGATGGAACGGCAGAACGACATGAAACTGTCCACCCTGGCTCAAATCGTTCGGCAAGTCGGCGGGTCGATGAACATCAGCGTCAAGCTGCCTAACAAATCGAAGGCAATACGCATTCCCTTTGACTGATTCGTTTCTGTGCCATCGCCAGATAATCGTGCGAAAGATCGCATCCCCAGAACCGCCGCTTGGTCAGCAGGCACGCTTCTGCCGTGGTGCCGCTCCCGAAGAATGGATCGACCACCAAGTCATCTTCATTGCTATAGGTTTTGATTAACCACTGCATCAGGTCGAGCGGCTTCTGCGTTGAGTGCTTTGTCTTTTCTTTTGAGCTATTGCTGATGCTGTCAAAGTGAATAACGCTGCGCGGGAACCGCGTGCCGTCGTCGGTCCATACTGGCCGCTCGCAATGCTTGTCATAAAGAGTTGTGGCCGACGCCTGTATTCTCTTCTGGCCGATTACGGCCTTGTCATTCACCCATTTCTGCGGGTTGTAAGTGCTATCCTTTAGCTTCGGTGCGAACATCAGGATCATTTCATGCGCACGCATCGGCTTTCGCCTGGCGTCGAGGAAGCCCACCGCCATCGACTTCTCCCACACCAAGTCGTAGCGAAACCACTCTGGCTTGCTGGCGTAAAGCTCGAATGTGAATCGACCGCAGCAGAACGCTGTTACGATCCCTGTTGGCTTGAGCTTGCGTTCGATGATTTCCCACCACTTGGCAAGATCGAACTTATGATCCCAGCCACAGCATGTGTTGCCGAACGGCGGATCGGTGCAAACATAATCAATCGAGTTGTCTGGCAATGTTTCGAGCAAGTCGAAACAATCACCTTGGTGTAGCTGAATCCTCTCCCCCATCTTCCCCTTTAATCCTCGTTCACTCTATCCAACGCCGTCGCTTTCGCTGCCGCCTTGGATCGTTCTCCTTATCTCTTTTGCTTTGCATCGTTCGGGCACGGTGATTGTTGCCAGCCGCGCCGACGCTTACCGCCTGCTCATAGCTTTGACGGCTTATCGCTTTTGCCACGACCGACCGTTTTGCTTTGCACCGCTTCTTTCGGTTCTGGTGTTTCTTCTTTAGGTTCATAGCTGGCGATCCGTTGCACAATCTGATCGAGGCGTCCGATCATCTGGTCGATAGCGACCATCAATCCTTCGCGTTCACCAGCAGGCACATAATCCTCAATCACGCCGAACATCGCTTCGAGCGTGTCGCTGATTGGTGCCTTGATTTGATCTGTTAGATTCATTCAACCTTCTCCCCGTATGAGTAATCGCCGCATGTAAACCGCCGCAGCTTGCCGAGCCGTTCTTCAGGCGGATAAAGCTCCCGCACCAGCTTGGCGATCTTGCGTAGGTGCCACAGATTGTTCTGCAAGATGGCGATGCGCCGCCGCATTTCAGCGATCAACTGTTTTTCATTGATCTCGTCCATTTAAGCTCTGCTCAACTCTGTGAGTATTTCCCTGATGCGATCCTCAAGCTCCCGCTCAATGTCTGGTGCGTCTAATCCAGTTATCGACGGTGCAACGGCTGAAGGCATACCGAGCAGCTTGTTTCTAATCACCGTAAACTTGGTGACGTTGGATCGCTCGGCTTCTGATTTCTCCACCAGCGTTCCCTTCTGCTGGTCGCGTTTCATTTCGTGTATCTCGGCAATGGCGAGCAGGTGCCGCAGCTTGGCCGCCGCGAGTTGCTCGGACATAGGTCCGATGGGCCGACCGACCGTTGCGGTCATTCGCTTTTCTTTCAACCACGACGCGACTTCCCCTTCATCAAACTTGTTCTGCTCTTTGCCCTTGGCCTTGGTGTACGGCAAACCCTTCTTGATCCACTGTTGCAGCGTGTTACGTTTGATGTCGAACGTTTCGAGGATGTCGGCGGTCGTCTTATCCCGCATTAAGCAGACCTCGTGAGGATCGTGATCTTGACACCGACCGTGCCCGTCGAAGCCGTAAGCTGTAGGTTCTGAGCAGAGCCGCTTGTCACCGCGAGTCCCGCGCCATTGAATGATTGTGCAAAGAAATCCCCAGGCGAAATCGTTAGCGGCTGGGTCGCGTAGATCGGATTCGTCCCGCCGCCGTGCGTGATTGTTCCCGTGCCTGATACGTTGGTGATCTTGATGGCCACCAGATGAGCGACGGTCAAAGCATTGCCGAACGGATCGTTGAGGCTCAATAGGTTAAGTGACAATGGCGTGCCCGAGACGATGCTGGCATTCATTGTGTAAACGCCGTCCGCGTTGCCAACCGCCGATCCTGGCGTGATTGCCAGATTCGTTTGATCGCTGGCAAACAAGCTGCCGCTCAAAGTCGATACATTCGGCGAGATGCTCGCCTGCAAGTTTGCGTTAAACGCAATAGCCGTTAGTGAAGAAGACATTCAGAACCCCCGTTGTGTATTTCATTGTGAAAAGTGTCAAAATCGTTGAATCAAGTCGCTCGCCAACCGTTTACCGCCAAAGGGGTTAGTAGTACCTATGCCCCCTATGTGCTTTTGTCTCGCTCAAGTACGCTGCTTTGTCGTAGCGATTGCTGCCGCACAGCCGCATCCTGGGCCGCTTGGATCAAACTGCCGATGCTGATGCCGTTGGATTCGCTTTGCGGCTCTTGAGCCAACTGGCGAGCCATTCAAAGGGATTCATTGCGGGTAGGAACCGTTCAATCTCCAAGATGATTGGCGACAGCCAAGCGATAGGCGAAACGCTGGTAATGGCGTAGAGAATGCCAACGGCCAGCCATACGGCCAGACTGATGCCGATGATCCATCGAGCCAGCAACCGCGTTTTGTAACCGATCCAATGATTGCGTTCGTTGCTTAAATCCGTGTGCGCCTGTTGATCGTCTTTGATGATCTTGTCAGTTGCCTTCTGCTCATCGGCCAGAGATTTCTGGGTGCTGACAATCTGGCTCTTGGCATCGGTCAAGCTGTAAGACGCGGACGATAGATGAGCAGCGCCTACATCGCTGGTGAACGGCACCGCAGCGTTGACGCTGTTGGAAGCCGTATCAATGTCACCGCTTACTCTGGCGAGGCCGTTACCGATGTTTTGGATTTGAGGCAGGTGCGTTGGAGTTGAGCAGCCATAAAAGAATAGCAGTAGGCACGGTAACGCTAAATCAATCACTTTGTTTTTCATACAACCCCTCCAATGCTTCGCAGCTTGGTCAACGCTGTTTTGATTCTCTCGTGTACAGCCGTTCGACCGATGCCTTCTCTGGCTGCTATTGCGTTTGTAGTCTCACCTGCGTAATGAGCTAAAAGCGTTCTGGCTTGTTTTTCACTTAAAGCTGATAAGTGTTTTGCAATGAACTCTTCAGCATCAACCGCTTCAATCAACTCCGTCGTGTCAATCGCATCGTCTCTGGCAGCTTCTTCTGTAGACAGCTTCAGGCGTTTCGATTTGCACAAGGAGCGATACACCGCCTGCTGCATACACAGACACAAGTAGCGGCGTGACGGTCTGTGTCCATTCTTTTGAGTGGTTCGCAATGCCTGAAGTCCAGCGACGTAAGCGGTCTGCCAGCAATCTTGAACACTTTCAGAATCGCCTTTGTTCGGCTTGATCCATGAAATGACTTGGCTGGCTATTGAAATAAGATCGTGTTCGTCCATCTTCCCCCGTTTGTGTTTATCGCTCTTCGCGCCACATTCTTTCGTGCGCTTTGCGGGCTATTTGTTGTGTAAGCAGAGAACCGCGCTGGCGGGTCAATCCCATCGACCGCGCAGCTTCGCTCTGGTTCATCGTCATTAACAGAGTTGCGAAGGCTCGCTCCTGCTCTGTGAGTATCGAGAAAAGCCGTTCAACGCTGTCGGTTGCTGTCTGGGCCTTGGCTGGATCATCGCCATAACAGCCATCAGGCACGGTAACGTCGAAGGCGATTTCTTCATCAGCCTGCACAACGCGCAAGCGGCTGTTAAATGTTTTGGCCAGAGTGTTGGCAATGGCCTCGTATAGATAGGTCGCAAACTTGACACCTTTTGAGGCGTCGAATCTCTGGGCGCACTTCCAGACTTCAATGAAGGCTATTTGCTTCAACTCATCATCATCCAGAAATCTGCCGCGACGATTGTGAATAAGTCTGACAAGGGGATAGTGACGCTTGGCAAGTGCTTTAAGCGCAGTGTCGGTGTCCTGGGCGTTATCACCGTGCCTGATTGCTTCTATAAGTTTTAGCTCTTGATCTGTATCCACCGCTTCCCCTTGTTACCTATTCAACAAAACAGGCACGTTCTCCTTTATTTGTGTCGGATTTAGAACAGGCTGTCGTGCATCGCCTCGATCGATGTTCTATTGATGGGCCTGGTGCGGTGGCGTATGCTCATGTTATGGCTAATGAATCCGAAGCCGATGAGCCTTACGATTACGCAGGTGCTATTCTTTCGAAGTATTCCTCGTTCAACCGCAAGTTGAATAACGCCGCCGTGTTTATTGCACTGGCGTTGCCGATTCTCACCAAAGCAGAGCCAATCGCGGCAGATCGCAAGGCGAGAGGATTCAAGGTGCCGACCACAACGGGCTTTGGTAACATCATTCGTAAAAACAGTGAGGTGAAGGCTATTTATGAACAGGGGATTTCACGGCAGATTTTCGAGAGCTACCTTCTCACCGCCGTATCGCAATTTGAAACGCTGGCGTTCGACATTCTTGAGTTGGTTCTACTTGCACACCCGATAAAGCTGCTTCAACCATCAGAAGACGGGAAGAATCAAAACAAAGGTGCCGAAATGTCGGTATCATTCAAATCGGTGGTAAACGAATCGCGCGATGAGATTATCAAAGCCAAAATCAAGGCAAAGCTTCTGAACGTGAGTTACGCAAAGCCAGCAGACTATCTGGCGTACATCAAAAAGATTACGAACGCCGAAACGGACACTCTTCTATTTCACCGCTACATCGAGATAAAGGCTACGCGAGACATCGTGGTTCACAATGGCGGTATCGCAAACGAGATTTATAAAGAGAAGGTGGGGAAATACGCCAGGGCAAACGTTGGTGAGCTACTGACGGTCGATGAAGCCTATTTCAACAAAGCTCTTGGCATCATCAAGCGGGCTGCAAACACTATTCAGGAGGCAGCCGCGACCACCGTTGCAGATGAACAAGAAACACCCGAATCTGATGCCGATTAGTGACGTGCCTGATGGGGGTTGCTCCTGGGCTGTTGCGTTGTGTGACAATGGTTCGACCGCCTATCGGCGAGATGCCTTAGTAAAGGCATCTGTTCTCGTGTTCTCTGATGTTTTTCAGAACCTTAACACGACCGTTGCGGCCATCGCAGCCGTCGATGTTAAGTGATTTCAAACAGATTCTTGGAAACTACTTTTATACGGTGTGCGATTTAGCACACCGTATTTAGCATGTACTCATGCGGAGTAACAGTCCCCAGTGTTTTGACCGTTTCTTACTGTTGCAGCCCCACCCACTGTGGCAAAACTGAGTCTTGTCACCGAGAAGATGAGATACGTCTAATCCCTCTGAGGGCATAAACGGCTGATAAGGTTCTGTGTGTGGCTTCAAGCACGCCTGGGTGATGAATCCCCGCCCGCAAGAGTCGCTTGTCTTCTTGCATTTCGGTTGGGCGCAGGTGGCGATTAAATCGGTTTCATCCGATAAGGAGGTCTCTTCGCATTTGGCAACGTCTGGGTTTAAGTGATTTATCTCCTCACCTTTGGTCCAGAGTCTTTTGTGGGTATTCGCGGCCATCTCTGACCGCTACGCAATGGTATCTCCCCATTGCACCGTGCTTGTAAACACGGCGAACCAACCAGCACACATCTGCTTATCAACTTGTCAATGAACGTCTGATTCACCGTGTCTTTCAGGCTGATGTGTCAAAACTCCTTTAAGTATTTACACAAAAACACCCGCAGTCTACTTGGTAGAAGGCTGCGGGTCACATAGAAGGAGCGACTTGCTCGCTCTGAAAACATTCGGTGTCAATCTTCTATGTTCACACAGCCGCTACCAATCGGCAAAGTTAGTATCGGATTCTGTAACCGTCGTCCGTATGTTGACACACAAAATGATTAGATCGGCTTTGTTTCATGGGGTGCATACCCTGCTCGGCGCTCTCCACCGATACCATACGCCGATCTAATCGTTTAGCCGTCTGCTTTAATCCAAAAAATACCGTGCCTGCTGCATTCGCTACTCCAGCAGGCACGGTGCGGGTCACGCGCCCATAGTTTGCTCATCATCGCCGTCGTCTTCATCGCGGTCATCGTCCCAGCCGTCAAAGACGGTTTCCAGGCACGCAATGAAAGCTGCGGCACGTTCTGAACGCTCATCTTCTTGAGGCTCATTCATGGCAAACACCATAAGCCAGAAAAAGACACTGACAAGCGGCTAACTCAATAGCCGCCGTGTCAACGTGTTTCGTGTCAGTTGAATAGTTCTCGCGCCACCCGTTGCTGGCCGTCGAGAACGGTCATTGCCTTTTTTAAGTTGGCCACCGATCCCATTGAATACACGGGGCGACCGACGAGATGTTGTCTGCCGTGCATAACATGACTGGCCAACTCTATCATTTCTTCTTCGGTGAGTCTGGACGGTATCTTAAACACGCGAAGCAAGTGAGTTGTTTCATAAGACGCGACACCTCTTCCCACTTCTGTGGCCTTCCCATCCGTGCAGTTAAAGAGTGTTATCATCTCTACCCTCATCTCACCGAGATGTGATGTCCAGTAGATGACTTGGTGCACGGCCCCTGGGCATACTTCTCCGTCTGACATAATCTCGTTATCCATTACCGTGCCTGCCTTTCTACCAAGAGGCCATCCTTATCGAGCCTGATGTGGAGTTTGGATTTAGCGTCTAAAGCCTGTTCAAAGTAGTCGGCGAACTCATTAGCCGCTTCTTGGCCGTGCTCCTTCTTGAGTGTTGCGATCTGCTCGGCAGAGATTTCCCGCATTGCTTTAATAATAAATGCCAGCGCGGCGGCCAAATTGAAAGCGTCGAGCTTATTCAACGTCTGTGCCGTTTCGATGTCGAACTTGCCGTCACCGTACTTGGTGGCGGTGAGAGAAAATACTTCCTGTCGCATAATGTCCTTTCGTAAGACGGTTGTGGTTTCTTAACAAATACCACTATGCCAAGCTGCTTCTACACATAAAAGCAATAACGCGGATTCTCAAAATAAATAAAGGAGCTTGCCGTGCCTGATTGAAATCAATGACAGGAGGACACTCTATGTCATTAAGAAAACAATGGGCCGATGGCCTTGACGAGTTAAAGATGATCCAACCCTGCTTGGAGCGCACGTTCGGATTTAAGTTGATCCTGATGGATAAGACGGCGGACGAAACGCAGGCCGCTCTGGATCAAATCGCAGGGGTCGATGCCTTGGCGATCAAGGACGGCAAGATTTACACGATAGCGTTCAGGGTACAGTGGGGACGCTGGGATACTTTCACAATCCGATCAAAGCGAGTGACGGGCAACGCCAGCGAGCTACAGAAATACGATCCATCCTCAACGGCTTTGCGCCCCGCGATTACAATGCAGGTGTATCTGTCTGATAAGGCCGTGACGGTCGGTTATGCAACCACGAACGCTCTGATGGCTTACGCCATCGACAACGAGCCGTGCCTGCCGAAGCGGACGGCTAATGATGAAGGGAACGAGTTTATCGTGGTGCCTTGGTCAACATTGAAAGAAGGAGGTGCAACATGGTTCAAGTCAAAGACAACCGCGTGCCCAAGCTGCACAAGAACAAGGCCATCCTAAAGCGAATCGGGTTGACCGTGCCTGATGAGTTGGCAGGCGTTATTTATCAAGAGCTACTGCGTGCTATCTCAATAGTTGAGCCAGAGCATCTCGGTTCGCTTGCCCGTGCCCGATTGCGTTCTCATCGTCCGAGCAGCAAACGATAAACGACGCCAGCCTTTTAGCGTTTTTTCATAAAGCGGGTGTGCGTAGCCGCTCAACATCACTTTGCCCCTGAATCGCACGAGCATTTCAAGCAACGGCTCGTGCGATTCAGGTGACAGCATTTCGTGGTGATAGGCTGGATCATCGCGGCCTCGGGCTTCACCGATGTAGGGCGGATCGGCGTACACGAAGGCATCGGGTCGATTGTAGGTCAGAAGCGATACCGAGTAGGGCGCGTGAGAGATTGATACAGACCGCAGCCACGCCGCAAACTGCACAAACTCCCTGACTCGTTTTTCGTATAGATCGCGTTTGTGGTTGCCGACCCAGGACAGCGACGTGCCCGAATAGGCTTGACGGTTGGTGAAGTAATACATCGCGGCTTCGTACAGCCGACGCCCGCCGTGGCCGTATTGCTGCTCGATTGTCGCCAGCACCTTCTTCTGATGCTCGGTGTCTTTGACTTTGCGGGTTTGCCAGAACTTGAACTGCTCGGGCGAGTAGTTGAGCGGCACTTTGCCTTCACGTTCGTAGATTGCACAACATTTCGCCAGCGTCTCGGGGTCGCTGCGCAGGTGCCTATAGAAGTTGATGAGCGGCTCGTGTAAATCGCTGATGGCTTCAAACCGTGCTCGTTGTCTTTCCCTTGCCCAAAAGACACCACCAGAGCCGACAAACGGCTCAACGTAGATGCGGTGTTCGGGAATCAATGCAGCGAAGCGATTGCCGAACCGATGCTTTGAACCGAAATAGCGTAGGGGACCACCGAGAGCCATTCGAGTGCCATTACTTAATCAGATAGCGTAGGTCTTTGCGTTGCCCGCCAGTATCACCGAGAACGACGCCTGTATGTGCTTTCACATAGTCTTTCAGGCTCCCCGTGATTTTGCCAGGAGCGGCTTTCGCAATCTCTTTAATGTTGGCACCTTTGGCACCAGCTTTTCGGATAACCTTTACGATCAACTCGGCGTGAGCTTTCAAGTCTTCTGGACCGCGTCTAACACGCTTGCCTTTCGATGTGGTCTTTAGGGGTTTAGTTTTTACTGCTTTTGGCGCTCGTGCCTTTGCTGTCTTTAGTGGTAGTATTTCTCGCGGTGTAACCGCATCATAATAGCCACCCGTCAGTCGTTTGTAGTGCTCATTTAGATTTGCCAGCTTGTCATCTATAGGCTGCTTCTTCTTGTCGGCTTCTTCTTGAATAAGCCGCTTCTCGGTCAGCAGCATGTCCATCCCCAGTTGCAACTGCACGGGCATGTCGTTGAGCTTATTTAGCTCGGCCATCAACTGTTCTAAATCCACATCGTTCTTCTTTTCGCTCATACAGGGATTGCACCGCACTGTTGATAAGTTGTCAAGGTGCCGACACCCGAGTGTGGCGATTAAGAAGCTCAAGAAATCCAAACGCAAACCCACTAAGGCTGGCATCAGACGCAAAGCGTTAGCCGCGTGGTCAAAGCAAATACGCGCGAGGGACGGGCGTTGTATTGTTTGTGGCAGCGTCGATTTTCTTCAGGCTCATCATCTGTTGCCGAAATACCATTACAAACACCTGCAATACGAGTTGATGAACGGAGTGACCGTCTGCCCCAGATGCCACCAGTTTGGCAAAGACAGTTTTCATCAGAATGGCATCGCCTCAACTCTCTGGCTTCAGGCGAACCGCCAAGCTCAATACAACTGGGTGCTTCAACAACTCAATACACAAATCTGAAACGACGAAAAGCCCGCCAAATCGGCGGGCTTTTCTTTCATCGTTTGTTCTTGCGGTTGCGATCCTTCTTTGGCTGATGCGAGCCGACTCGTTTGATTTGATAGCCAACCGTTCTGCCGTTCTTCTCGAAGTACAGCCGAACAGGTTTATCGCTGGTACTTATCAAATCGCTCTTATCGAAAGATGGGGGGATGTAACCGTATGCACTTGCCATTATTTGCTCCTTTCGGTCGGCGTACCCAATGCGATGGCTAACGTAGCCATTGCGATTTCAAGGGCTTGTGCGATTTTCACGTCGTCGATTTCGTAGCGTTCTCGTCGTCTGCGTTTGGGCTTGTTTTTCATGCCCGTGGCTGGGCATGACTCGCTTGTGAGAATCGCTGCGATTTCTCGCGGGCACCAAAAGCGTTAAGCTGGGGAAATGGATGTAAGGCAGACCGTTCGGCAGCAAATGGTGAAGAAGGGGATAACCGTGCCCGCCTTATCACTTTCGGCGGATGTTCCCGAGCGGACGCTTTATGACTTCATGGGCGGTCGCAACATCGGCTGCGATGCCTTGGGCCGCGTCTTTGACGCTCTGGGGCTTCTGATCGTTTCGAGGGCGGTTGCGAGCCGTCCAGAGTTGGCAAAGGCCGCAGGGATTGATGTACGCGGTTTGTTGACGGTCGCTGATGAAACAACCCAGTCTATTCAGTCACGCAACCGCGATAGCCTAAGTCAATAATGGGCTTCCAAGGTGAAAGCCGTCGCGCTACGTTCATAGCAACCTTTAACCAAGGAGATTGCATGAACGGTTTGATGAAGGTCGGCACCGCGTTGTCGGTGATTGGCGTTGTCTCTTGTGTTGTTGGCATCGGCTTCGTCGGTAGGGACGAAGGCGATCCTATGTATCAAGTTGGTGGGCTGCTACTCTTTTACGGATTCTATTTCGGTTTGCTCATCGGCCTATTGATCTTTGCCGTAGGCCGCATGGTAGGCGATGGCCCAGCCGTCAAAGCCAAGGCAAAGGCTGAGGCCAAGCAGGCCGAGTTGCAAGCGATGAGCGAGCGGATTAAGTCGCTCAACCGTTGAGGCAACCGTGGTCGCTACGAATCGGGATAGGGGGCGGCCTCGCGGCCGCTCCCCTCCCACACCACCGGACGTACGGGTCCGTATACGGCGGTTCGGTTTGTTCAACTTATTTCTTCAACAGCAATCGCTCGACGCCGAGCCGGTCCAGAAAGTGATTGGGCAAGGCGAAGCTCAACGCCGGGCTGCGGCTCAGACGCCAGGGGCCGTGGCAACTGGCGGCGGTTTG